TTCTCTTCTTCGACATAGAGCCGACCTACCCAGTCGACTGAGCAGCTGAGGCACTCTCTTACGCTGGGCATCAGGCTGGGTGAATAGAAGATGGGACCGTCGTTTTCTTCCCTTCTTCTTTTCTCCTGGGCCATGTAAATTACGTCGCCGGGAAAATTCTTTGTCTCCGAGATACATTCGATGACTTTCCCGCCCGCTTGCCCCCATTTTCTCTGATTCATTTCTCCCTTCTTACCCTTCACTTCCCGGATAGCTCGAGCTTGAAGTCCTGTGAGGGTATCGACGAGTATCAGGTCGATTTTATCCGTCATTCTCATGATCTTCTCCATCACGTCGAGGTAGTGTCCCGTGTTTATGATGCGAATAATCCGCAGATCTTTTTTAACGTCGCGGAGAGTCACGACACCGGCATCCCCACAGTCCAGGAGGACAGTACGCATTCCCGTCTTTCCCGTTAAGGTAGTTTTACCACTCCCATTGAAACCATAGAGAGCCAGATGGGGATGGAAATCACCTTTGAAGTAGTCATTGAAATTACTGAACTCAATCTCCGGCATTGGGATCCTCTTCTTCTATCTCTTCTTCTGCGGGCTTAATGCTGATGACGAAATCTTTCTTGATGATTGTATTTCTATCGGGCTTGCCGAGCAAGTCGGCCATGCACAAATTCTGGTAGTCACACATCCGGGAGCAAGACCTGTCCCAGTTCCGTGTGGGTCTTTTAATTCCTCTAGCCCGCCTTGCCCGATCGATCCAATCACGGACAAAACTTTCTCCGACTCTAAGATTCGGCGTATTCGTGACCCTAGCCAGAGTGAGAGTCTCTGGCAGAGTCTTGAGATGATTCTCAAGGCCAATCACTTCATCGCCCTTGGGGTGAATCTTCGCTTCTTTCAGAGCTCGAAGATAGGATCTCTGGTCCGTGTTGATCTCTCTCTTACTCAGGCTGCCGTCTTTGAGAATCTGAGGAGCAGGCACAGGAGTAGTGCGAATGTAGTCCCAGATGATTTTTGTGATGATAATGGGTTTCGGCAGTTTCGAGAGCAAGTAACAGTAGGCATGAGGTTGTGGTGACAGGATTCTCTCGTCAGGCTCCGGGATCTTCTTCTTGTTCTTGTTCTCCCAGAGTATAATTTCTTTGCCAGTTTTCGAAATGAAGTCACTCTTGAAGCGTATAGGGACGCGTATGGCCTCATCTAACTTGACCATCAGCTCAAACCCCTTCTCGATGTAAAGAGGCTCTACTAGGCTGTCCTGAGACGCCCAGTGGTCAACATAATGCGACATTAGGTCAAGTACAATGGCTGGGGTGAAGTCTTTTTCAGCGTATCGCTCTCTTTCTTCTTCGAAGAGCTTATTCCACTCTTCTTTCTTGAACTTGTTGAAGACCTTTTTCCAATCTTTCTTGAGTCGGTGAGCCTCGAGCAGGCGGTGTAAAACGTCGCCCATGTAGAGCCCCTTCGACTTGATGCGGGGCTTCAGTTTTTCATCGTACCGGTAATGGTAAGATTGTTCGCAGCGAACGAGCTTCTTATCAGAACTGTAGCTAATTCCGGTTACATTCACGTCTTCTCCTCCTCTTCTCGGCTAAACCAGCCTCGCTTTTCCACCACTCCTCACGGGCTTTTGACATATTATTCTTAGCTTGAATGCTATATCTCTTTCCTAGTTGATGATGTTTTTGATGGGCGGACTTCGTCATTGCTTGAAGATTTTTCGGTCGATCATCCCAAGGCTTCTCATTCTTATGGTGGACAACATGACCTTTAGGTAAAGGTCCATTTTTCTTCTCCCAGGCGAGAATTGCTCGGTGCACATAGTTACCATTATTAGCGGCACCGTGGGGATGACCAGGACAGTAAATGGAGACCCGGCCTGTTTTTCTATCCTCTATTATTCCGCCCTTCCAATTTTTGCTTAATTTACCTCTATCAGGCTGAAGATGACGAGACTTAACTCCATTTCTCTTCAACCATCTGCCAATAGTAGCATGTGAAACTCTGAACATCTTTCCTAATTCTTGAAGAGTCATCCTCTTTTTTTCGTAAAGGTAACCCACTTTTTTAGGAAGAAATAACCTGCCATAGCGGTTAGACGGCCAGATAGGATTTCTAGACATCTAACACCTTCCCTTCCCAGTAATCACTATACGCGGTGATATCAAGTTTGATAGGCACCCTGAAGTCGAACCCGAAGTACTTTCTTATCGGGAGATTCTTAACAGTGTGCTGTATGCCCGCCTTAAACTCTTTCACATAATCTCGTCGGACTTCACAGAGTCCCGAGTCGTGGGCTGAGCCTACGGGAATCACTTTGCTCCGGTCGTATTTCCAATCGGATTTCAACGAGTAACTTCCGATCAGAGCCATGAGGAATAGAAGAAGATCGGAACCCGCTGCCTGAATGGGGCTGTTGATTCCCTGCCTTACAGCTTCTCTTCTCATCCACTCATCGATTCCGCTGTCGTGTTTAGCCTGCGGCAGATGCCTCCTACGCCCGAACACGGAGTCAATATAGCCATTATGCTTCACGAAGCTTTCAACCTTGCGATGCCAGATAAGGAGATGGTATTTTCGGAAGAAAGATCTACGGTAATTCCTGCCCTCTTGCTCTGAAATTTTAAGATCGAACTTCTCTAGGCAGTAGATAACGAACTTAGGCGCGTGCATTCCGTAAACAAAGCCGAAGTTAACGGCTTTGGCTTTCTTTCTTGTCTCTTTATCGATTCCTCCAGCTGCTAAACCGAGCACATCCATGGCTGTGGCGAGATGAATATCGCCGTCAGAATTGAAGATCTCCATCATTGTAGGCTCTTCTGCCACATGTGCAACAAGACGCAGTTCGATCTGCGACCAGTCGAACGCTACAATGCACCAATCGGGATGCCTTGCTGTGATAAGGGTGCGGATAAAAGGATCGCGAGGACACTGATGCAAGACTCCACCTGTCTTTTTCTCTCCACGCTTATCTTTCACCATCGAGGAATTTAACCGGCCCGTGTCAGTGTCCGTGAAACCGTAGTTAGCATGGAGATCCGGGCCTTGTCGAATCCACGGCTCAAGATAGGTAGATCTCTTTTTATCCCAGCCCCTCCAATCCCACAGGATGTCCGTGGCCGGGTGCATTCCTCTTAACCGAATCAGAGCAGCCTCTGAAGTTGAATTCGCCCCTTTGGCTGTTACCACGGGGCAGCTTAAATTCAGCTGATCATAGAGCAATCGCGCCATCTGCTTCGGAGATCCGGGATTGATTTCACGCCCAGCAATCATATTCAACTTCTTGTTGAGCTTCTTCATTTCCTTTAGACATTGCTCGAGTCTTTCTTGAGCTTTTTCCATGTCGATATGAAAACCATTGCAGATAATCTCGATGAACACTTCGATAGCGGGAAGAATAAGATAGCGAAGCAGCCTGGCAATCTTGGGATTCTTCCTCAAGAAGGGTAGATCTCTCTCTTTATAAAGCCTCAGTCCGTAGGAGTTGTCTCGGGCATTGTAAGGCAGCAATGTCTTGGGATCCGGATTCTGAAAATCCTGTGATTCAGACCACGGATCAACACCAAGATACTTGATGGCCTGATATTTCAGCCCGCTCGGCTCATTTTCGTCGATAAGATAAGCCATTACCTTAGTGTCGTGGTAGATGCGAGGTGTAATTCCGTAGTGCTGGCGAAACCAGATCCCCTCGAATGTAGTCCGGTGAGCGATGATGGGCCACTTCCGGAGAATAGCAGGCACAGTCTTCTGATTGCCCTTATTGAGCATATACGACGACACACTGCTCGGATACTGAGCCCAACCTACACAGTGAATCTTCGCGTCAGGCTTAAAAGGATTCAGGCCATTGCTCTCAATATCACCATACACATAGGGTACCGATTCCTCGAGAATAGGTGGCTCCTGAGAAAACTTGAACTGGTCTTCTATAGGATGCAGTGTTCTCTTGAAGAGGAGGAGGTTCTCTTTGAAAGCCTGAACGGCGTAATCATAGCTCTCTTCCCCTTCAAGGCGAATCACAGCAGAGGGGTGACGGCTGGGCACACAGGTAATACTTGAGCCGAAGAGATCCTGCTGCTGACCGCCCAGAGTAAAAGTATTGCCTTCGTACTTGGTGATAGCAGCTTTCTTTCCCAGAGCCCAAGCCAGAGCGATATTGCCAAGAAGGAGAGTCGCTTTCGGCTTCACGAGCTCGAGCTGTTTATTCAAGTAGAGCGAAGCACAAGTTTTAGCTTCTTTCCGTGTTGGAGTGCGATTCGCTGGGGGCCTACACGAGACCACGTTCGTGATGAAGATCTCTCGCGGATCGAGTCCGATTTCTTTGAGCTGCTTACGAAGAAAGATGCCGGACTTGCCGGAGAACGGTACCTGAACTTCGTCTTCTCGGTATCCAGGGGCTTCACCCACAATCATTGCTTCGCAAGGCACGGGCCCATCCCCGAGCAGGCATACACTCTGCGCGCCTTCGTGCAGGCTACAGGACTTGCACTGGGCATTCCGGATCGTGTTCCAGATCGCATCGCTTTGGGGATGGCGTTTCAAATAAAACTCTCACAACTCGTAAACGGCTTTTCTAGTGGCACAACGATGATATTGCGAATACCAGCGGAGAGAGCTACCTTCTTACAGCGATGGCATACTCCGCCGTCCCATCCATACACCCACATATCGCAGCCATCAGTGGGAATACCATTCCGGGCGGCGAAGGCGATGACATTAGTCTCAGCGTGAGTGGTGCGGACACAGTGGCCATCTTCCATCTGGCAGCCTACGTCCAGGCAATGCGGCTCTCCCGGCGGACTCCCGTTGTAGCCCGTGGAGATAATCCGACCGTCTCGCACAAGCAATGCCCCTACCTGTGCTCGAAGGCAGGTTCCTCGCCGAGCAGCAAGCTTGACCTGCTCGGTAAGATATTCTTGGCGAGTGAGTCGGCAACGTTCCATGGCTAGAAGACGTCCTTCACATTAGATTGGAAGCAGTGTAGACTCCCGACCCATTGGCAAAAGTTACCAGGCTTGACTCCGACGGACTCAGCGACGTGGCATTGTAGTCGATGCGCTAATACCAAGTCGTAGTGAAGGTGCTCGAAATAATCTGAGCTCCGCAGGAGATAGGTCATGTTGAGCTGATCCTGGCGGTAATTGAACCAGTAGCCCAGCGAACATGGGAATCGGCGGTCGAGTAAATCAACCTGGTCTTCAACGAAATCCACCACGGGTAGAAAGGCGCGCCGACTGTTGATGTCTTTTTTGAGTAAGTTAATGACGTGGCCTAGGTTCTGAGACAGGCGCTCGGGGTAGGAATAGTCGAACTTGCCGTCCTTGTTGAGGTACTTCTCCCAGAAGCCATTTCGGAGCTTATAAGCTTCTCCCGGATTTAAGAACTGGCCGCTGATACGCTCATCAAATTCAGCCGCGCACCAGGCAGCGTTGGGAACAAGAATCTGACGCCAGTCAGGCTGCGTCACTGTGTAGATGTAGTTCTGGAGCTCGAAAGCTTCTACATCTCCAATTACATTTTGTACGGATTTCGTGGTGACGCGAATTCCCATTTCTTTCAAGTCGCGTCGGATCTCGTTAAGAGCTATCGGGAACGTCTGATAGAAGCGCACTGAATTCCTCCTCGCAACAGTTCAATTGACAACTCATGAAGCAACTTCGCCGCTGAGATATTTCTCCAAACGTGATCTCGAGCGCGGATTAGAATCAACCATCCGTTCGGTATATCTACGCTTGAAGGCCGGTCATTCATGAGAGTTACATCCTAGATGAGTTGCTCTGCGTTTGTCAAGGTGTCTTTTCAACTTCGAAATCTAGACTTAGCTCACTTACTAAGCAGCTGCGTGGTATCTCGCCAAGACGCAGAAAGTCGGCTCTTCTCTTAAGTATTCTCTTCAGGGGGCCGTATTTACTCTTCTTAGGATCGATGAGCAGAAATCTCTTGATGACTCTTTCGAGTGAGTGG